TACGAAGTGACACATGTTGCATGGTCATGCCATCTTCACCATTCATATCAGTCCAGAGTGTTCCACCGACAAAACGATAGTCACCATGATCCCAAACTTGTTTTTCAAGAAAGTGAACATTGTCTAAACTATGATCTTTTAACATAGTACGAATTTTGCTTGCACTAATGGCGTAATCACCATGGTAGTGCTCATGATTACCCATAACATAAACAACATGGGGAAACTGGAATGAGCAACGCTTAAAGAAGTCAATAAATCTCTGACTCTTAGCACCTTCTAAGAAGTTGTGTGGATCTGGTTTGCCAAGATCAGCAGTAACCATGATGTCACCACTAAGCACAAGCACTTCCGCACCCTCAGTGTTTTGTAACATAAGGTCACCGAATTCTAAATGTACATCAGAACAAATTGCGATTTTCATTTTCATTTCTCAGTTAAGTGCAACCATCCAGTTGCGATAATTTTTTCTTCATTCGGAGCAACAATGCCCCTATGTGTATGTGTCCAGTCTGCTGGCCAAATTACTGTTAAACCCTTTTCTGCTTTTAATGCAGTTGTACCACGCACTTCACGTTGGTGGGCAAATTCTGTTCCACCACCTTCTGCTACATCATTTAGATAAGTCATAAACACTAAGTGTCTATTGCAATTTGGTTCACTTGCTTTAGATCTTTCAAAGTGCCATGTTTTAAATCCACCACCAGCAGGATACTTTTGTATATTCATACCTTCTACTGGCAGAACACCAGTCATCCCAGAAGTTTTCCATTTTTCCATGTATAACGCAACACATTCTTGTAATGCATTGGCATATTGCATTTGCATTAATTCATCGATGTTTAAATGTAAATCAGTCGAGTGTTTAATAGAATGATCTACATCACCTGACTTAGTAACACCATCTTCCCACTTATGTGGATTAAAATTATAATACTCGATTAGCATATCGCACAGTGCTGGATCAATATACCAGCCCATGATGAATATGTTTTCTTTGTTTACAATATGTTCTTTCATACTTATATTATACCCCAGATCCGAATAAAAGACAACAACTATTTTAAGAAAATTTGAATAGATGCACGAATTGCACCGACTCGAATAATTGGAGTTACTGTGTGGTCTGTTCCTCCAACCTGAACTACCATCATATTAAACTCTGGAATTAATCCTTTAATCTCATCATTTTCTCGGTAAAGAAATAATCAACCATCATCACGACCCCATGTATCATTTAGATAAATTGTAATTCCAGCTTTATATCCCTCATCAGTATGCCATGGAATATAAGAACCTCTAGTCCAGTAGTGGAACATTACATTAGTATCAGTGAATTCTGGAACTTCTTTCACAGATCCAATAACCCTTACTATCGATTCTTTTAAAGATTCATCGGGGAGATCGTAGATAAACACTGGTGAACTTTCCTGCACCAATTCCTGCCCCCAACCACAGTTAGTCCTTAGTTCTTTACCAAGAAACTGCTTCTGCGATTCCACCAAACACTCTTTCATGAGTGTTAGTGGTAAGGCATGTTTAATTACTCGAATCATTCTGGATGGCTTTCTTCTGCGCTTTTCTTTCCGACTTCCAGAAAATACGCTTCCAGTCTCTCAGATGCTTCCACCATTGAGGTGCTCTCTTTATATTTCCTTGCTTTACATTCGCCATATAATTCTCCACCATAATATTCTAGGATGTAATTCATCTTTTTGATCATGAGATGATTCTTACCAACATCTTCTGGATGTAACCACTTAGGATTTTCGCTATCCTGTGTTGCGTAGTATTCATCCAACTGATATTGTAAAAGATCTCGATGCTCAGTTAGTGTCAATCGTGTGATACGATCTGCCGTTTCAAAGTCCATACTTAATGCGATCATCTTGATATCCTTAGTTCTGCTTCTGGATTATCCCAGCATGCGTTACGATACTTGTAAACAAAATTACAGAGTCCTTCATAGTCACCCCAACCATTCTCTGGATTATATCTCTTATATTTCTCTGGGTCGGAAAGCAAAATATTCCAACCTTCATCTAACAACTCTGAGATATCTCGAGCAAACTTTAATCCAACCTGCTCATCTGGACGCCATAGCACCTGATATAGTGTCATACCATTGGACAACTTTACCTCACCAGCCATCGTATTAAGATTGTGCGTAATGTTTGCGTTGTAAACAGAGCATGGTTGTGTAACCATCAAATCAACATCAAGACTCATACTTTATCCTCAATAAAATTTCTAACATAGTTCATGGCTTCCAGTGCTTCTGTTTCTGTGCAACCATAAATCTCCATAATCTTCGATACCGTTAAATCAAGACACTCATCGTAAGTATGATCAATCGTGTGCGCCATATCATACCAAAGGCTTAGGCACTCGCTTACATTGTAGAATGCATACCATGCAGAGCCACCCCAACGAGAGTAAGACATTATTGTAGTGTCCTTTCATGATCAGCAGGTCTTTTCAATATTGCTGCATTCATGATCTTATTAAAGTCATCATGACTTTCAAATTCTTGATTCATCCTTACCAAACGAGCAAGAATGATAGATGATAGATGTAGTGGATCTATGTCATGATCAACAAGCATTTTACTTAATAAATCATCTATTTTTAATACAAGTGTGTTTATATCAGTAATCATTTTAAATCCTTGTTCCAGTAATCATCGGTCTTGTTAAACCAAGAGTCTTGAGCAGAACCAGTGGTATCTTTCTTAAACTCATAGTTAATCTCTGCCCACTGGTCATCGGTAAAGGTATGGGATCCATCGCACTTGCCAGTGGGAGATCGACCACACCAGCATCTGGCCATGTCGTCTGCAGTTATTCCATACTTTTCGGTCATGATAGTTCTTTGCTAATTTGCCACTGCCAATGTGCATACAGTTCTCTATACGCTCTCAATACTTCTTCGGGAAGCGAATTACCTTTTTGCAATTCTTCCTCAATCACTCTTCCAAGAGCACGTGCAAGACGTAACTCGTTTAGAGATCCAACTTGATTTACCTCAAAGTCTACCATATATTATCCTTTACATTTTCTTGTTAGTCAAGTATTTAACACTGCCGAACCATGTTCCACTCCCATAGATTCCAAATCTGTTAAAGTACAGGGTCACACCAATACTTAGTGCTTGTAATCCTATTAGGGAAAGAAAGATTATTAAGGCTGTGAACAATCTTCAACTCCTAAGGGCTAATTCTTCCTTTGGATGCATTTCTCCAGGCGCACGATTCGTGTAGAACAATTCATCTGGAATTGCAGTTACCATAATCTTATCGATGGTGTTACAATATGGATCAGTTGGATTAGCATACTTAATAATGCTGCATGCAGTACTTTCACCATCCTCTAGTCGATCTAACTTACTTAATAGGGTAAGAAGATTACGTCTGGACAAATATAACTGTTTCATTATACAATTTCCTTTTCAAGTTCTTCAATAATCAGGTGTGCAAACTTTTGACAAAAGATGTTAAACCATAGAGTGTTAAGTACTTCCTCTGGTGCACCTGCTTCAATCGCTATCGCTTTCAATGCTTCGTTCATATAATCTTTCCGATTGTATTGTAGATCAATTCATTCAACACTGCCTGATAGTCTCTACCCTCTCTACGAAGGATCCAAATTTTTTCAATGAGACCATTATTCCCATAGACATAGTCACTATCACGAGACTTTAGCTCTTCAATGAGATCATCGGTATCAAACTCAGAGATATCGATATCGACTTCAGTGGTAATATACATAGCAACCTTTTAGAGTGAAAATTTTTCTCGGGGAATTTTTTCTAGAGTTTAGTTTAGAAAACCTGTAGCTATAGCCAATGTAAAAAGAATTGTACTAAAGCCAATAACAATGAATGTGAATCTTACAGAGATAGCCATGAACAACGCAAGAAGTGCCCACCAATAACTTCCTGTGAAGATTAGTGTCATAGCGATTAGGAAAAGGATTACAGTTGTCATAGTAACGAATGATAATATTATAGGGTGGGGCTAGATTGCGCTCTCGGGATGAGTAGGAGTCCCTTGCAAATACAGATTTTGCAAAAGGGATACCCCTCCTCTCACAGTCGTGTTAGCTGCACATCATACTTGTGTTGTACCATTTTATAGTCGTAATATCTAACAGTCGTGCCAAATCCAGCATGATTGCCCATACACTCTAACACATAGAACAATGCATCATTTTGCATAGTAAAATCACTGCTACTACGATTCTTGATCGCAGTCGTGGTGGTCTTGTAGGAAACACCATTAACAATCACACGTATCTTAGCCATTGATTTTCCTTACTCCGTAGTACATCGATGTCAATCCAAGCACAGCAAGTGCCAACAGTGGTAACAATTCACTATCTGTAGCATTGTCCATGCCACCAACAGCACCAAACACAATAAACAAACCAACAATCACTCTAATCATAATATAGTCCTATACTGTAGTGTATAGAGATACCCCTCTAGAGAACCCCTCCCTAGAGTGGAACCCCTCTCAGGCAGGCATCCTTGCTTCCATCATCTCAGACAAGATGAATTTGGCAATATTGATGTTCTTGCGTGCTTGATCGATTGCTTGGTCATGACCAAATGTCATCAGTTCTTGCGCATCAGAGAGAACCCCCATCGCAACCATTTCCAGACCACTCAGGCGAGCAGTGATGGAATTCATATATTCACTACGAATGGCTTCTTGAGTCATTCCGTAGCAGTTCTTTTCAAATTCAGTCATTTTCAGTCCTTATTCAAATTCGTAAAATTTAACTGAGGGATCCAGCTGCTTGAGTTGACGTGCCACAGTGGTCAGTTCACGATACTTCGCTTGCACCTGACTGCGTGGAAGTTCACCATCACAGGTAAGGTTTTCAGGGCTGAGGTCAGAATCGATGCAATCAGCAAGACGCTGGCGATCGACTGGGTTTTCCAAAGAGTACTGAGTGCTTTTGAAGATAGCATTCCACTGATTCTTCTTGGCTACATACGCATTCAACTGTTTCATTTCTAGTCCTTTTCTCGAGTTCATAAGGTATATTCTACAGCCATACACCATTAGAGACAAGCACTATATGCACCATTCGTAAGTTGTTGATATTACAGGGAAAATAGACCATACTATTCAAAGGGTTATCTCGATGAACCCTAACACTGTTATTATGCCCTAAGTCAAGTGTCTAGGCAACTTTAAATTGCAACTTGCAGAATCACACTTCGCTCCACAGGTCGCCATCCTCCACAAATTTTCCAGCACCAAGATCAATTGATTTCATTGGTGCAATCGGCTCAGGACTATCGTGATTGTTGATGCGCCATCGTGCCACTTCACCACCATCAGTCGTGTTCATCCATTCCTTCTTCACCTTGGACATCGTGGCTTTTTGCTTGTCTGGCATCGCACGTGAGTTACCGCATGAGCGAGAGCAGAACAAACCACGCTTGGTGTGCACTGTGCCGCATTTAGGGCAGGGCTTTGGTTTATACGCCATCGTATCTCACTGGGCTATGATCACGTAAAGTACGAAATTTGCCCACTACGATAACCACTAGCACGATCCACCCATACGCTGATAATACAACAACACTTCTTCTAGACGTTTTTGATGCGTTTGTTTTATGATATCAGGTGCGGTGTGCTCGTAGAATGTACCAAGATTATTCTGCAATTTGTTGATAAGACTTTCTAGTTCTAAGTGTGATTTTGCTTGAGTGATATCACCGTATATCATATCTTCCCAATTACCAACGAATTCATCCTTATAAAACATTTGTCTTTCTCCTTAATTGTTTCTTCTTAGACTTTTTAGCACGATTCTCTAGGTTATCCAGAACAGCGTCTTGATACTTGTCCTCATTGGTTCTTATGTCTCTATCGCTATACGTATAACCGAATAACTTGTGACCAGCCCATCCCTTGTCTGTCTTGGCTTTTTTCATTACGATAACCATAGTGGAATCAAAACAATAATTACCACAAGCACGATCCATCCATACTTCGACAGTCTTGTTTCTTGTTCATCGTCCACTCTACGAAAGGTATCATAGTCTGGATCATATCTATAGCGTTTACCTTCATAGATGAATTCTTCGTTCATTTTCTTTCCTTCCATAACCATAGTTCTATTGCTTTCTTCAACTCATCTATCTGTTTTAACCGAATATCATCCATAATATTCATCATATCATTATCCATATTAGACTTAGTCATCTTCCATAGGGCATCGATTTTCTTTTGTAGTGTGTCGATTACTACATCGTAATCTTCTTCGTTCATACTTTGTTTCCACATTCATCAGTTTCTATTGC